GAGGAGATAAAAGAGACGACGACTGGCCAAGATTTTTCACAAACTTATACAAAACCAGAGACTAAATGAAGCAACGCGGAAAGAAATCTGCGGAATCGAAGCTGTCGGTTGTGTCCGTTACGGGGTCATCGAGAGTATCGCCGCCTGACGACCTGACGACCGAAGAAAGGGCGATGTGGAGCGATATTACGGCCACAAAGGCCCCGGAGTTCTTTGATTCTGGTAGCGCCCTGTTGTTGGCGGAGCTGTGTCGTCTGAAAACATCGGTTGACCTGGTTGCACAGCAAATCAAGGATTTTGACCCTGACTGGCTTGTGACCGACGAGGGGTTGAAGCGGTACAAGGTATTGGCCGATATCCGCGATAAGGCGCAAGGCCGCATGAATATGTTGGCGCGATCACTCAGGTTGACGAATCAGAGTCGGTATCAGCCGGTAACGGCGGCTACTCGCTCCGGTTCGTCCACAGAGAGCAATAGCAGGCTGTGGCGAAAAAGCTAACTCGCGGCAACCGAAATATCCAGTGGATTGAGACGTACTGCCGGATACCGGAAGGCAAGTTTGTAGGCCAGCCAGTGCGGTTGAGGCCGTGGCAAAAGAAGGAAATCCGCCGTATTTACGACAATCCGGCTGGAACTCGCACCGCAATTCTCAGTTTTGCCAGAAAGAACGCCAAGACAACGATTGTTGCTTTCTTGCTGTTGCTTCACCTATGCGGCCCGGAGTCGGTCGAGAATAGTCAGCTAGTCAGTACGGCGCTGTCCCGCGATCAGGCGGCCATTCTGTTTGCGCTGGCGGCGAAAATGGTTCGCATGTCGCCGGATATCTCGGCTGCTGTTGGTGTTCGTGATACAGCGAAGCAGTTGTACTGCACCGAGCGGGGGACGCTGTACAAGGCCCTCTCTGCTGACGCATCGACGAACTTCGGTGCGTCACCTGTGTTTGCGGTTCATGACGAGCTGGGGCAGGTCAAGGGGCCTAGATCGGACCTTTATGACGCTGTAGAGACTGCTGCGGGTGCGCACGAGAGTCCGCTTTCAATCATCATATCAACGCAGGCACCGACTGATGGTGACTTGCTTTCGATACTGATTGATGACGCTCTGGCCGGCCATGATCAACGCATTACGGTCAGCCTGTACACGGCACCGATTGATGATGACCCCTTTGCCATCAAGACGATTAAGAAAGCCAATCCGGCTTATGGAGACTTTCTTAATTCGGACGAGGTAAAGAAGCAGGCGCGCGATGCGAAGCGTATGCCCGCCAGGGAGCCCTCGTATCGAAATCTGATACTGAATCAGCGGGTCGAGGCTAACTCGCCGTTTGTCAGTCGCGGTGTGTGGAATTCGTGCAACAAGCCGCCAAGCGAGTTGAGGGGACCCATTTGGGGCGGTCTTGACTTGTCAGCACGTACTGACTTGACGGCATTGGTCCTGATTAACTTCCACGATGGTGCGTGGCAGGTACACCCGTACTTTTGGGTTCCGCAGATTGGCTTAACGGATCGCGCCCACCGTGACCGTGTTCCGTATGACATTTGGGCGAAAGACGGGCTCTTACGCACGACGCCCGGCGCGACGGTTGATTACGAATACATCGCTTACGAGATTGCCGACATTTTGGGCGGCGAGCGTGTGAACGGTATTGCGTATGACCGCTGGCGCATTGACCTGATGAAGCGCGAATTGGACCGCATTGGATTGAACCTCCCATTGGTTCCCCACGGCCAGGGCTACAAGGACATGAGTCCGGCGCTTGATTCGCTCGAATCCGAACTATTGAACGCTCGCTTGTGTCACGGCGGGCACCCGGTATTGAACATGTGCGCGGCGAACGCTGTTGTGCAGACAGACCCCGCAGGAAACAGAAAATTGGCTAAAGACAAATCCAGTGGGCGAATTGACGGCATGGTTGCACTGGCAATGGCCGTAGCTGCCGCGTCTGGTGAGGAACAACAGACTTTTGCTAGTGGCCGGTTGATAGCCCTATGAAGTGGCCATGGAGCAAGACAGAGACCAAGGCGCAGTATGAGGACGTTCTGTCGCGGCTCATCGCGGCTCAAGAGGGCACATTGGGCGTAGATGTAACGCCCGACAACTGCATGGCGTCTCCGACCGTTCACGCGATTGTGACGGCTGTGACAAGACGATTTGCTGTCACCCCGATACACGTCTACAAGACCGGCAGCAGTGCCAACGGACAGACCAAGGAGAAGCTACCTAATCACCCCGTTGCAAGGCTGTTGCGAAGCCCTAATAGGTGGCAAACAAGTAAGGACTTTTGGAGCGATGCAACCTCTACATATTTAAGGCACGGTCGATTTTATTCGTTTAAGTCGCGCGGTTCTACCGGACCAATTCGCGAACTGTTGCCTATTGACCCCAAGCGGGTAACGCCAACGCAGGACGATAATTTCAATGTTGAGTTTGAGGTCTCTGGAACGCCCACTACTACTTATCCACTCGATAAGTTCTTTCACGCGAGGGCTACAGCAAGGGATTTCCTGAAGGGTGACTCCCCTGTCGCTGATGTCGCCACAGCGATTGGCCTTGAAATCATGGCCGAGAAGTTCGGCGCGACGTTCTTCAAGAACGGTGCTTTCCCTCTGTTGGTTTTCAACTTCCAGGAGGGTTCTTCCGGGTTTGAAACTGAGGAGCAGTCAAAGCAGTTCATATCGGACTTTAAGGAGGCTTTTGGCGGCGATAAGAAAAACAACTCCATGTTGCTACCGAAGGGAATTGATAAGCCAACGCCACTGAAGTTTGAGCACGACAAGGCCCAATTCATTGAGACGCGCAAATATCAACGCACGGTGATTGCGGGCGCTTTCGGCGTTCCCCCGCACCTTGTCGGTGATCTGGAGCGAGCCACATTCAACAACGTTGAGCAACAGGACGGTGATTTCACGTTGAACGTGATTATGCCCATTGCTCAGTGCTTTGAAGCGGCGATGGAGCGCGACCTTCTTACGACAAAAGACCGCAACGATGGAATTGTGATTCGGTTCAATCTCGACGCGGTTCTTCGTGCCGACTTCAAGTCTCGCCAAGAGGGCTTAAAGATTCAGCGCGAGATGGGCGCACTCAATCCGAACGAGTGGAGGGAGATTGAGGGGCGCAACCCGCGTGAGGGCGGCGACGAGTACTGGAACGACGGACCAAGTGGACAAAGCGCAGGAAACGAAGATGACAAAGACGAACCTAACGATCCCGCTTGAGGTTAAGACCCTCAATGACCGAGAGTTTGAGGGTCACGGAAGTATTTTTGGCAATGAGGATCTGGGTGGCGATGTTGTCCTGCCCGGCGCGTTCAAGCGGTCCCTGTCAACCCACAAGAAATCAAACTCTCTGCCACTCATGTTCTGGATGCACGACCCAGCGCAGGTTTTGGGTAAGTGGACAGAAATGGATGAGGACTCAAGCGGCCTGAAGGTGAAGGGCGTACTGGCTGACACCCCGCTTGGTAACGAAATACGAACACTACTAAAGATGGACGCCCTGAAGGGCCTGTCCATCGGTTACAGAACACTCGATCAGGATTACGACGCCGACGGGCGAAGGTTACTGAAAGAGGTTGAACTTTGGGAGGTCTCCGTTGTGAGCCTTCCAATGAATCCACTGGCGCAGGTTGCACACGCCAAGTCGCAGTTGTCTGCGGCTGGTGAGTATGTGCCGACTGCGCGCGAATTTGAGCGGACCCTACGGGACGTGGGTTGCTCGCAATCGGTTGCTAAACGAATCATGTCGAAAGTTTTTGACGGCGAATCTCTGCCACGTGAGGTGTTGGAGGTTACACGGGAGGTGGAAGTCGTGGAGGACGAAGACGCAGTAAAAGCAGCCAATCTTATCGCGGAGCGAATGATCGCGGCCAACATCAAAAGGCCAAACATCTAGCACGTCCCCGCATTTTGAAACAAGCCCGCCTAGAGCGGGTTTTTTTATGGGTAAATAAAGATGAGTGAATCTCCAATCATGAAGGCTATCGAGGGCATTAACAGCGCCTTTGAAGAATTCAAAACAACGAACGACCAGCGACTTGAAGCTGAGAGCAAGGGCAACGAAGCGAAGGCTCGTGAGCTTGCAGAAAAAATGGACCGCATCGAGTCAGATATCGCCAAGTACGAAAAGGCGAAGAAAGAAGCCGAGCGCAAAGAAGCGATCCTCCAGGAGCGCCTTGAAATCGTTGAATCTATGAATGATCGTCCGAAGGGCACGATTGAAGACAAGATTCGCAACGAACACAAAGACGCATTTATATCGTGGATGCGATCAGGCGGTACTGATCGTGAGTCAGAGCAGAAGATGAAAGATCTTCGCGTTAAGGCTCGCGAGTTCAAGGACGTTGTGATTGGCACTGCGTCAGATGGCGGTCATGCGGTTCCCGAGGAAATCTCTCGCGCCGTTGATGCGCTGCTCCTGAAGCAGTCCGATATCCTGAACAAGGTTAAGACCGTTCAGGTTGGCACGAGCGACTATAAAGAGCTTATCTCGATTCATGGCGGTAACTCTGGCTGGGTTGGTGAGACGGGAACGCGCAGCGCGACTGGCACACCCGATCTGCGTCAGGTCGCACCGACTTGGGGCGAGTTGTACGCTTATCCGCAGGCGAGTGATTGGTCTTTGGAGGATGTTTTCTTCAACGTCGAAAACTGGCTGGTTAATGATATTGCCGATGGTATGCGAAAGAATCTTGACCTAGCCATCTGGTCTGGCAACGGCTCAAACAAGCCAACCGGCATCATCAACACCGCCCCCGCAGCAACCGCCGACCACACATCGCCCCTTCGAGACCCCGCTGCTGTTCAGTATGTTCCGACCGACACCAATTCGCCGCAGTCTATGAGTGCGGACGATATCATTGATTTGGTCTACTCACTGAACCGTGCTTACCGTCCGGGTGCATCCTTCGGTTGCAACACGGTAACGCAGGGCGCACTCCGCAAGCTGAAAGATACGACTGGCCAGTATCTGTGGCAGCCGTCTCTCCAGGCGGGTCAACCGGATCGTCTGTTGGGTTACGAGGTCTTCACCCTTGAAGATATGGCCGACCCGACCACCGCTGATGGTTTTTACATCGGTTTCGGTGACTGGGCGCGAGCCTACACGCTGGCCTATCGTCGCGAGCTGGCGATTACGCGGGACAACGTAACCAATCCGGGTTACACGAAGTTCTACGTGCGCCGCCGATACGGTGGAATCGTCGCTAACAACGACGCTCTGAAACTGTTGAAGCTGGCTGACACCTAGGCCGGTTGAAGCTGAACTGATTGGGACCCCTTCGGGGGTCCCTTTCATTTGAGGTAATCAATGAAGATTCGACTAAAGAGAGCATTCCACTATCAGTCTGGGCCACGGTCAGTGATTCAGCTTGACCCCGGCATACATGACGTACCGGAAGACCTTGCAGCCAAGATACTGAAGTTCGGCAAGGCTGAGGTTGTTGTTGAAAAGAAAGCGCCGGAGGACAAGGTTGTCACAGCTCCAGAGAATAAAGCGCGAGTGGCTAAGAAGTCCAAGCGTAGTCGCAGCACCCGGTCCAAGTCTAACGCCTGAACTGGCTGAGGCTGTCCGTTCTATAGGTTGGCCTACCGTTGCCTGTCAGGATGCCTACAGGCTGATGCCGTGGGCAGACAAGTTGTACGGATGCGATGCAAGATGGTGGGACGCCCATAATGGGTGCATGGATTTCGAGGGCGAGCGGTGGTCAACACATGACACGCACTCAGCCTCAAACGACAAGATGGCAACGGCTGATAAATACGGCCTGAACCTTGTCAAGGGCGCTACTGCGTCCGATTTTTCGACCGATCAGAGCGTTATCCACTACGGATACCACGGAAACAGCGGATTTCAGTCTTTGGGGCTGGCCCTGCTGCTGGGATCGCCGTACATCGTTTTGGTTGGGTTCGATATGCAGTTTGTTTCGGGTAAGTCGCATTTTTTTGGTGACCATCCGAGAGGCTTACACCAGCGCGAGGAATACGAGTCATTTGCTCGTTATTTCCCTGTCGTTGATGGCGTGACGATTGTCAACGCAACACCGGGCAGCGCGATTAAGACGTACCCGATAATGGAGTTCGAGGACGCCGTTGAAGACTATAGTTTGCATTGCGACGGGTCCGAGCGTTACGCAAAAGCAGGTTGATACCGCAAGGGACAAGGGATTTACCCTTTACGCCTGCAACAACGCCTATCAGTTAGCGCCTGACGCTGAATTGCTGTACGGGTGCAATTACGAATGGTGGAAGCACTACTGGCCGGAGGTGAAAGACCTTCCCTGCCAGAAGTGGACAACGAACAAGCGGGCATCGGTTGAGTTTGGCATCAACTGGATTGCCGAAAAGAATGAACAAGGATTATCCACAGACCCTAACGTGATTCATCACGGCCACGGCAGCGGGTATTCCTTGGTGAGCATGGCGCACAGAGAAGGCGCTGACAGGATTCTATTGCTGGGCTACGACCTCAAGTACGCCGCTGATTATGACGGCAAGGCGAGGGACGTTGGTTCTGGTCCGAGGCATTATTTCGGAGAGTACCCAGCGAGTATGCAGCATTGGCCATCGGTCAGTGTCGTTCGGGGGGTTCACGTTGAGCTGGTTGAGTTATACCGCTCAATTCACAAGCAAGGTCTGGTTGAGGTAATTAACTGCACACCGGACAGTGCTATTGACTGTTTTCCCAGGATGGAAATAGATGCTCTCTGACGAAGAAATGTATGCACGCATGGCCAAGGGTTGGCGCGGTGGAATTCCAGACGGAACAATTTGCGGGCAGGGTAGTACACGGAAACACACGCGCGTCGTGTCAGAGTGGCTTCCGGTAGTTTGTGACAAGTACGGAATAAAGAGCGTTTGCGATGCTGGTGCCGGTGATCTTCACTGGATAAGGGACGTCAAGTGGTCCGTTGATTACAGGCCGTTTGACCTGATTCCGCGCGGCGATGATGTGGAAAAGATCGACATCACCACCGAGGTTTTGCCGAATTGTGACGCGATTCTCTGTCGTATGGTTCTGAATCACCTTGTCGATGGTGACGACCATGGGCGAGTAATTGATTCCATTGTCAATTTTCGACAATCGGCTGACTATCTGATTGCAACAAACTTTGTCGAGGGTAGCGACCTGGATAGGGCCTTCCAAAGACTGGATCTTAGGGGTCACCTTGGGGAGCCCCTGGAGTCGACAATTGATGGGCACGCAAAGGGGTGCAGGCTATCGCTATGGAGGCTGTAAGCCCGGTATTTATTTACACCATAGCAAGATCAGGATCATCTCTGGTAACCGGGATATTCGGGGCCCACGGACTTTATGTGGGTCCGGTTGAAAAGAAAAACCCGTTTGGTTACTGCACCAATGAGCACCTAACCATCAGGGAGGCCGTGAACAACATCTCTAGGGCCGACCCCAAGACACGTATGAAGTCGTTTCATCACAGCGCGGGGAAAAGACATGCTCGTGACATATTCCTGCGTGACATGCCCAGAGACAAGAGGTGGGTATACAAGTCCGGTGTGACGCACTTCCCGCTATTCGATGGATTGTTCGATGACATGAAGCACATATTTGTTCTACGAAACCGTCAGAGTGTGATTGAGTCGAATTTAGCCAAGGGCCACGGCAACCGGGAGAGTACGGAATATATAGTAAATTCACTGAGTGACTATACCGAGGAACTTGGCAGGACCTACCCCATCGTTCACACGGACGAGGTTATTGCGGGGAACTACTCAACCCTTGAATGGGCGTTTAATTATTGCGACATAGAGTTCCAGCCGGAGATTGCTGATAAGCTGATAGACCCGAACAAGTGGCGATTTTGATTACCGTCTGGTGCATGAACACCAACGGCCACGCGCCACAATCTGAGGTCGACACATTACAGCGCATGGTGGACAGGCATCTTAGCCTTCCGCATGAGTTTGTTTGTGTCACTGAGAGCGACTTACCGGGATGGTGGGGTAAAACCAGATTATTTGCCAACAGTCGGTCACGGAATCTCTGGCTTGACCTTGACGTAGTTATCACCGGCTCCCTGGACGGCCTCACAGCACCGCTATCGAGCGATTTGCGCATATGCAAGAATTGGGCACAGTCTGGCTACGGTGGCTGTCAGTCGTCTGTGATGTATTGGGAAGGTGATAGAACCCGATTTATCAGTGACGAGTTTGACCCCGCGATTGCACACTGGCCACCGAGGAATGATGGCTGTTTGTGGGGCGATCAGGAATGGATTACTCAACTGCGAGACGAAAAACGGCTTTCAGTCGAGTACTTCAATCCCGAGGATGTAGTGAGCTACAAATACCACTGTCAGTCAGGATTGCCCGACAAGGCAAAGGTCGCCGTGTTCCACGGTAAACCGAATCCATATGAGGTCAATGACGAGTGGGTGCGCTCCGCAAGGTCATTCACTACAACCCCAGCCTAAAGCACCAGTGCGATCACGCGAGAGCGTTTGAGGCATGTGGGTTTAAGGCGACGACGGACCCAAGAGAGCCAGCCGATATACACGTTGTCTCTGGGCCGTACTACGCGAAGCCATACTGGTTAGATCACCCGAGAGTATTGGAGATTGACCGGGCATGGTGGGGCGATCCGCATTGCATTTCCATAGGTTGGAGACAACCGGACGAGACGCGACGATTCGCTGCTGGCTCTAAGCCAAGGCCAAAGCCTGAAATGGGCCCTTGGTGGGACGTTGTTCGTTCATGCCTGATTCTTGCCGACTACCAGCAGGACGTATCAGAGATTGAGGCGAAAGCCAGAGAGCGGTTTGACTCCGTTCGTGTCAGGCGACACCCAGCAGAGCAGAAATCCAACAGAACCCTGAACTGGGACATTCGCTCACACGATGTCGCGATAGGCACATCAGGGACGAGCATATTCGAGGCAATCAGGGCGGGTACTCCGTCGATTTGCCTTGACCCGAAAAACGAGTGCGCGCCAGTTTGCTCAGGCTCGATTGATTCTGAGCTGTTCCGAGGCGACCGCACCGACTGGCTGCACGAAATGAGCTACAAGCAATTTAACCTGGATGAGATAGATACCGCATGGAATCTATTAAGGGACGCCAATGTCACTATCACTGGTAACTGAGCCGACAGAAGAACCTGTAACGGTTGACGAGCAGAAAGAACACATGCGGATTGACGCTGACGACAATCACGATGATGCGTTTATTTACACCTGCATTGTTGCGGCTCGAACATGGATAGAGGGTCAAACAAGGCGCTGCATGAAGTCACAAACATGGGATTACTCAATTGACTGCGGCTGGCCGAGAGTGGGCGGGATGCCCCGCATCACGTTGCCGCTGAACCCCGTTAAGGCGATTGGTGACACATCCCCGGAAGTGTTTTCGATCACCTATGTTGACACCGATGGTGCAACACAAACGTTAGCAACATCGCAATACACGCTTGTTTCACGTCGATACGGCAGCTATATCGTACCGTCCTATAATGTGACGTGGCCCGATGTCAGGAACGTACCGAACGCCATCACTGTTCGTTTTGTTGCTGGTGAGAGTAATGTACCGGAGCCGTTGAACATGGCAACGATGGTTCTGGCCACGCATTACTACGAGAACCGAGAGACTGCCGCCAAGGCACCCGAGGCGGTTGAGTCTGTCGTTTCTGCCTACAGGTCGCCGCGACTGTGAGCATCGGCGAGCGCCGACACAGGGTTACATTCCAGCGCGCCACGATCACTGCCGACGCCTTCGGTGAACCTGATAAGTCATGGTCTGACATCTGCACATCGTATGCACTGGTTCAACCATTGCGTGGCAAGGAGATGTTTTCAGCCAATCAGCAACAGTCCGAGATTGACCACCGGATTGTTGTCAGGAGCCGACCGGCGCTAAAGACCCTATCCGCTGGTGATCGTGCGAAGTGGAATGGTCACACCTATGACATTCGTTCGGTTATCTGGCGCGACCATCGAGCCGCTGAACTTGAGATCATGGCGAAAGAGCATTTCTGATGGACGTTAAAGTGAAAATCAACGGCCTTGATGATGCTCTGGCGGCTATGCGGGCTGCTTTTCCGAAGGACCCGAAGCAGCAGAAACGGCTGCTAAATGCCTCCATGAAGGCCGCAGCCAGGGACACAATATTGCCCATAGCGAAAGTTAACGCACTACAGGGCGATGGTTCCGGCGCATTGTCTGAGTCTCTGGCGATGAGAACACAGACGCGGAGGGAAACTCTGGAGAGTGGGGCGGCTGCTGGAGTAAAGCTCGTTTCCGCGCGTAGGAGCAATAAGGCCATAGCAATGTATATAAATCATTACTACGTGCGCTACGGATTCGAGGTTCCTGACTCCATCTTCAGGCTTGGAATTAGACACGGCCACTTGGTTGAGTTTGGCACCAAGAAAATAAGCGCAATGCCCTTCTTATGGCCAGCAGCGCAGTCTGGGTTTGGTGCCTATATTTCTAAGTTCGCCGGGATCATGAAGAAAAAGGTCGAGTCCGCGGTTAAGCGCCGTGCGCGTAAGGCCAAAAAGGGTCGAGCCAAAAAGAAATGAGCGTAGCACTAGAGAAGGGTCTGCGGTCTTTGTTGGTAGCAGCCAGCACGACAGCGAATTCCAGGATATACCCACGACTCCCGCAGGAGGCGACGTTTCCGGCGATTCGATACCAGCGTATCAACGTGGTTCGCAACCAATCGCTTGACGCAAATGTAGGCGTTACAGAGGCAACGCTGCAGGTTGACTGCATGGCTGACTCTTATTCGGATGCCAAGACACTGGCAGATGAGGTGCGAGTTGCATTGCACGGCCTTTCCGGTTCGTGGGGAACGCTCAAGTGCAGGAATTGCAAGCTCGACACAGAGAACGACTTTGACGAGCAGGACGGCGACCGGGTGACGCATTGGGTTACACAGCGTTACCGGGTCTGGACGGACATGGACTAACACCAAATCACAGTAGTTTTTTTTAACCGCCTCCGGGCGGTTTTTTTATGGAGTAATACAAATGACAGCAGCAGTACTCGGCAAGGGCGCGACCTTGCAACTGAGCGACGACGCATCGCCAGAGGTATTTACAACGATTGCTGAGGTATTGCGTTGTGGCCCTATCGGTGCAACCAATCCCGAGGTTGATGTTACCAATCTCGACTCAACGGCAAAGGAATACATTGCCGGTCTTGCAGACGGTAATACGGTTGACTTCGATGTCAACTTCATCGCCGGAAACACGCAGCAGGCTGCATTGCGATCCGCACAGGCCGCTGGACAGACAAAGCACCTTCGCATGATTTGGCAGACATCGCCAAACACAACGGCTGATTTCCAGCTTGTGATGTTGACGTTCGAGATGGGCGAAACAACGCCCGAATCACAGGTAATGGCTTCATTCTCTGGCCGCATCTCTGGCGCTATCACCTGGAGCTAACGTGAAGGCATCTGACATTCTGAGCGTGAAGGACCGCGCCACTAAGACCGTGCATGTCAAAGAGTGGGGACAGGACGTAATCATTCAGGAGCTTGGGCTTGTTGAGGGTCTTGCTGTGCTGGATATGGCGCTATCCGAAGAACCAGACCATGGCGTGAGGGCGAAGTCTATTGCGCAGGTTGTTGCGTGGAGCGTCATCGACGAAAACGGCGAGCGCGTGTTCTCAGATGACGATATTCCCAAGCTGGAGAAAAAGAGCCTCAAGGCGTTGATGTTCCTTTATTCCGAAATTGGCGAACTCTCAAACGAGGACGCAAGAAAAAACTAGAGAGCCGACCTGGATTGCTATCGCTTTTCAGGTTGGCGGCTCTATTGGGCAAGACCGTAGGTGAATTGGACATCACGTTCCGTGAATTTCAGTACTGGCAAGCCTACCTAAACATCGAGCCACCGGAGCAAGGCGCTAATCAGCGCACCGCGAGCTTGATGGCGCAGATCACCAACATGTCTGGACGTTCGCTGCCAGACAAAAAGACCGTGACCGCTGATGACTTTCTCGGAAAGAAGAAAGAGCAGTCGATTGAAGAACAAATCGCATTTATGAAATCTCTGGGATAAGAAATGGCTAGTGCAGGCACGGTTGGAATCGACTTTGACGCTAACATCGTCAGGCTCGAAAGAAAGCTAGCAACGATAGACAAGAGGACTAAGAGTACCGCTAGAAAGATGAAGCGGAACCTGACGGACTCCTTTGGCGCTATCCGTAATGCTGCGTTAGCGGTCTTTGGTGGTCAGGCGATACGGTCAATTGTAAATGCCGGTAACTCCATGGAGTCTTTTGAGCGCACCCTGACGGTGGCCACCGGCAGCGCCAATAAGGCAGCGCAGGAAATGGATTTCTTGCGAGAGATTGCCGACGAACTTGGCATTAACCTTGAGCAAACCGCGTCGGCATACACGAAGTTTTCAGCGGCTGCCAAGGGGTCTGTTTTACAGGGGCAGAGTGCCCGCGACATCTTCACATCCGTATCAAAGGCCGCGAGGGTACTCAACCTAAGCGCATCTGATACGGGTGGCGTGTTTAAGGCCCTTGAGCAGATCATGTCTAAGGGCAAGGTTCAGGCTGAGGAATTGCGCGGCCAGTTGGGTGAGCGTCTCCCCGGTGCGTTCAATCTTGCAGCCAAGGCAATGGGCGTTACCACGGCCGAGCTTGACAAGCTCCTGAAGGACGGCAAGGTCGCCGCCGAGGATCTGCTCCCAGGTTTAGCTAAAGAGCTTGACCGCGTATACGGCAGTGCTGTTGCCAGCGCATCGTCGTCTGCTGCCGCGAATATTGAGCGATTCAACAATGCTTTGTTTGAGTCAAAGGTCGCGGTATCCGAGGGGTTACTTCCCGCGATATCTCTGCTGACAAGAAAGCTTGCAGACGGGATACCCATTGTTACCGACTTCGCTGAGAAGATGGGGGAGATATTTGCGGGCGGGCAGGGATTTGATGCTCTTGCGGATTCGTTCGAGGAACCGATAAGACGCCTGCAGGAGGAGCGTGACCGCATTCTCCGCCAGATGCAGGACGCACAAAGGCCATTCGTTGCCGAACAGATGGGGCAGCGGGCAGTTGATGAGGCTCTTACGAAGTATCGCGCAAGGTTATCTGAGGTTACCGAGGAACTCACCAAGTTAAAGGCCGCACAGCTTGACGCATTTGATACCAGTCGCGGTGGCGGATCGGGTGCGGATGAGCTTAACGAAATTCTCGTTACGTCAACAAAGCGAGCAGACACCTACGGACAGTCTCTGGCTGCACTGAAGAAGCGATTTGCAAGCGCCGAGGAACAGGCCGCCAAGCTCCGCAAGACGCTGGAGTTTTACCGCGACGACCTTAGCGCCGGACAAATTCGGGCCATGGAGAATGAGATCGCCGACATTTTGTTTGGCGGTATTGATGAGGTTGAGCTAAAGATCCGCAAGCAAAGCAGCGCGATAAAAGACGCGATGAAGACCGTCAAGAAAGAAACTAGCGACCTTGGGCGAACCTTTCAAAGTGCCTTTGAGGACGCGATTGTTGGCGGCAACAAGTTCCGAGATGTTCTGCAGGGACTGCTACAAGACCTTCTCAGGATAGCTGTCAGGCGGTCAATATCTGAGCCGCTCGGTAATTGGTTTGGTTCCCTTTTTGACGGTGGTCTGACCGGAAAGGCGTCTGGTGGGTTCGTGGGCGCTGGAACCCCATACATGGTTGGCGAGAAGGGGCGAGAGCTTTTTGTCCCCGATCAGAACGGAACGATCATCCCCAATCACAAGCTGCAATCCGCTGGCGGCGTGAGCATTGTTCAGGACATAAAAATAGCTCCGGGCGTTTCGTGGGCTGAACTTAGTACGGCGCTACCAATTGCATTCAGGCAGAACAATGAGGCACTCAAGGCCGAACTGACACAAATGAGAGCAGAGGGCGCGTTTTGACGACTTATGCCTTCCCGTCGATTACCCCGAACGAATCCAGTATAGACCTAGTATCCAATACGGAGATGCACCGCTCGCCATTCAATAGCGCGGTACAGACTCAGGACAGGGGCGGTGAGTATTGGGTCATGCAGATGGTGTTTCGCAATCTCACCAGCGCACAGCGAGCGACGCTAAGCGCCTACCTTGCAAACCTTAATGGTATGCAGCACCGCGTATCGACGTACAACCACGCCGAGAATAATCAGGGTTCGTTTGGTGGCTCTCCGCTTGTTGCGGGTGCAAGCCAAACCGGCAAGTCCCTGAACGTGGACGGATGCTCTAACAACATAACCAACTGGATTCGCGCAGGCGATTTCTTTTCCGTCAACGGTGAACTGAAGATATGCACCGCCAACGGCAACACCGATGGCGGAGGGAATATAACCATCCCCTTTGCGCCACGCCTTCGGTCGGCACCTTCTGACAACGCGGTCATAACGACATCACAGGGAACGGGAACATTCGTGCTAGCGAATAACACCGTGAGCTGGTCAAACCGGCCCGGTGGATTTAGTGACGTTTCTATATCGTTGGTTGAGGACATCGCAGCGTGAGCAGGAACATATCGGCAACCAACCTTGCTGAGATTAACGCCAGTCACTTACACCCCGTCACCCTGGTCAAGATTGAGTTTGACGAACCCGTGTACGCTCATTCCGGTATTGGGACCATTACGTTCGACGGCAACGACTATATCGGTGTCGGCAAGCTGGGGCAGATTGATGGCTCCAAGGAATCTGAAGCACTAAGGCCAACATCATTAAGGATAACCCTTTCCGGCATCGACGACACGAGGATTGCCGAGGCTCTCAGGTCAGGCAATTACGGCGACAAGGTAACCATCTACGAGGGATATCGTCAGGACGACGGGACGCTGGTTGATGACCCGATTATTGTCTGGAAGGGAAAGCACGAGCACTCAGGGGTCATAGCGGGGGACGAGAGTAGCGTATCCCTGACCGTGCAGCACGATCTTGCAATTCTGGACGAGAAGGACGGCTCACGCTTTTCGGATGAAGACCAGCAGCGACGCTACCCAAGCGACAACGCATTTCAGTTTGTTCATAGCATGGCAACCATCAAGTTGTTGTGGGGTGATGTCAACGCCTACGGCGGCGTGACCTCATCTAGCGCCAATGGCTCGGGTTCCGGGTCAAGGCGGGTCTTCTTAAGAAACTAATGCACGACATCATACATAAATACTCTCGACTGCCGTTCGAGTACGGGCAGGATTGTTGCTGTTTTGCAGCGGAGTGCGTGCAGTCCATTACGGGCCGAAACCTGATGGAGTCCTTTCGGTACTCCGGCGAGGATGAGGCATTGGCCCTCATAGAGTCGCATGGCTCTCTTGAGGGCATTGTACGGTCTGTTCTTGGTGATCCGTATGGCGGCATTAAGGACGGCGATATAACCGTGCATGACGTACAGGACGGTCAGCAGACAGTTGGCGTTGTTTATCTTGGCCGCTCGGTTGTCAGGACTCTTTCTGGTGTTACCGATTGGCCGCTTGAGTGGGCCAGGGGCATCTGGAAGACCTAATGGCTGGCGTTGTTAATGCAATTGTAGCCGTTGGTCAGTGGGTTTACGGAGCGGTAACCGCGACCGGGTTTTATGGGGCTGTTGCGCGCGCTGCGTTTACAGCACTGCTGTCCGTTGCCGCGTCCAAGCTGTTTGGTCCCAAGGTTCCGTCAGGGGAACTGACCGGAACTCAGGTCATGAGCCGTGGTGCTCTTGAGTATCGCAAGATTGTATACGGTCAGGCGATGGTGTCGGGTCCGGTCACTTACAACAACCTAAGTGGCGAGTACGGCAAGTACCTGTGGTTTGTGGTTGCGCTTGCTGACGGTGAATCCGAGGATATTACCGCCGTATGGTTTGACGGCGACCCAATCCCCAAGGCCGATATTGATTGGACACCGGGAGCGGGTGGCGCTGACGGCACTGGCACTGGCAATGTAACGACCGCTAAATGGTTTAATTCTGACAACTCACCCGGCACTGCCGCTGCCCAAATTTATTATTACCTTGGGCACGCCAACCAAGCAGCCAGCAATGCACTCGTAACGGCCCTTGCCGACTTTAATTCGTCGCATCGCTTCCGTGGCGTTACCTATCTGGTTGCTAAGCTCCTTTGGAGTGAGGAAACGTCGAGAATATGGCAGCACGGAGCGCCATCTAACATAAGGGTTCTGGTTAAGGGTCGTAAGATTTATGACCCGCGCCTTGACTCGACGGTCATTATCGACCCGACAACCTCACCGATTACATACGGTTCCGGGTCTCACAGGTACACGGACTCATCGACGTGGGAATGGTCTGACAACCCCGCGTTGTGCGTATCCGACTACCTGATAAGAGTCATGAGAGTTGACGCTAGCGATAGCGTGGACTGGGTATCGGTGGCCACATCGGCTGATTTTTGTGAGGAAACCGTAAGCATACCCGGTGGAACTGAGAAAAGGTTCACGTGCAATGGCGCTCTCTCCCTGGGAGAGACCCACAAAGATAATCTGGACTCCCTGCTTTCATCTATGGACGGAAAGCTGTCGTACACCGGGGGTACGTGGAAGGTTCGCCCCTCTATGTGGGAGGAACCGAGTGTCACCATCACGGAAAGTGATTTGTGCGGCACGGTTGAGGTTCAGGGTTCATCACCAAGGTCGAACCGATTTAACCTTGTGCGCGGCTTTTTCATAGACCCGAACAGGGGGTATGAGGCAACCGAATTTCCGCATGTATTTGATTCTGAGTACATAGCGAGGGATGACAATAAGACCATTCCGTTCGACCTGCAGCTACCCTGCACGAACACAGAGACCATGGCGCAGCGCATCGCGTTTCGCAATCTTGAGCAAAGTGATAACCAGACAATAGTAAAGCTCAAGATGAATGCACGCGGCATGAAGGTGGCCATAGGCGATGTTGTCAACCTTGAGCTATCTAAGTTCGGCTGGTCCAGCGATTCACTTGCCCTGCTGCTTGAAGACGATGACAACCTGTTACTTGAGGATGACTCCAGTGAGTCCTTGTTAGAGACATCCGCTAAACAGTTTCGTTGCATTGAGTGGGCAAAGCTCCCTGACGGGAAGTATGACGTAACACTCAAAGAGGATGGCGAGCTTAGTTACACCGACCCAAGCGAGGCCGACTACGACCCATCGAACACAACCGGTGTGACTCAGCCGGATGATGAAATTCCACCGCCCACGAATCTCGCAGCGGTAGGCATTTCAACGGGCGTGAAACTCACTTGGACCAATCCATCGGCCAGCGTTTATGACTACATCAACATATATGAAAGCTCTACCAATGACTGGTCCACGGCATCACTGATTACGCAGCTAAGGGGGACAACTTACACGGTCCCTCATGACGACAACACGACCTATTACTACTGGGCGCGCGCCTTGCGTGAGCCAAACCTGTTCAGCGATAGGGAACCGGACCTTGATGCTTCAACCGTGAGCGCTGCGGATACGTCCGCAGGCGATGCCGAGATTATCGGCATTGGTGGTAACGCCGCTGACAGCGTTGTTGATCCCGACAATGCGCAGGCCGCCATACAAGTTAATAACGATGGCGACCTGTACACGCGGGCGGGTGACTTGACCCCATATGTCAGTGCGGGTACGTGGCTCAACGGCGGCACCAATTCAGATTACGAATACATGATGGCTGGCACGGGTGACACACCCACAGCAGGATCGCTAGACACATGGATAAGCGGCGCTACCACAACTTACTGGCAGTTGGACGAAGGAACTGGCGGCAGCGAAAAAGAGTTTAACGGCACCATCACTTGGCGCAGTGCCACCACATTTGAAATCTTGGCATCCGCATCCGTTCGCATATTCGCCAGGGTTACGGTTTAGGGATCAATAATGGCAAACACCAGAACAAGTCAGTTGACGCAACTTACCGCGCCATCTGATTCAGATCTAATTTATTGCGTTGACGTAAGCGACACATCAATGAGCGCAGAGGGCACGTCGAAGTACATGACCCAAAGCGTGGCGCGAGGAATACCGAGAACCGCCGCCGAAATATCTGAGGGCGTCACACCAGTAGACTACAGTAAGCCGCCGGGTAACGTTCTGCGTTATGGCACGAACACCACTCCGGGCACCACGGATATGACGGCTGCCATTCAGGCCGCTATTGACTGCAATCTCACCGTCTATTTCCCACCCGGCACGTACGCATGTCAGGGTTTGACGGCAGACACTAACACGCAGGGTTTTTACGCCGATACCGTTAACTCCGTTATTCTGCAGCGCAACTCTGCGGGCGACATTCTTTCCATTACCGCAAATGATGTCGTTGTTGCTAATCTCGATTTTCGTGGTGAAGACGGAAACATCCTTTCAGGTGACAACCTTGTTCTGGACGGCGTTCGCAATACACTGATTCAAATTGATTCCAGTCGCTGTACGGGGCGCGCACTTAAATGTGATGGTCGATTTGACTCTCTCCGAATAGACGGTGGTCACTTCGAGACCGACTCAAGCGCATCGACAGATGCTCCGGCCATCGTTTTGGGTGATGACGCAAACACGAATTCATCGCTGTACTGCTCAATAACGGACGTAAGGTTCAACAAAAGCGCCTGCCCGCTGACCGCTTACGGAATGCAAACATCAAGCATTAAAGGAACCCAGATAGGCGGCATCAACTTGCACACGGCATCTGGCGGGGCGGTTACCTCCGGCGTCAGCGTGTTCGGTGTTCGCATTACCGGCGATTGCTCTATTGACGGGTCGAACCACATATTCACCGGCAACGTTCTCGGGGCTTATGACTTTGAGTTCACTGGCGGGGGCAAGAACGTATGGGTCGGCAATGACGAGGAGTCCGGCCACACGATGATCAACAACGGTAACGCCAATACCACGATCATTCGACAGGTCAGCTCCGGCAGCACTAATGACGTTCGATTTGGTGATGATAACGATGCAGCCTATCTCTATAAGATATCACCGGCCAGTGGTGATATTGAGTATATCGGGCACCAAACGCTCCCAAATGACCACGCTCTGCGAGGGCTGGACTCCGGTGGGACAGCCAGGAATATCGCTGGCCTGTCGTCTGGCGATGACTTCCAGTTCGGTAACAACAATGGGACCAACTTCACAACGGTATTCTCCGGGACGGGCGGCGTGTACGCCAGTGTGGGCGGGAACAATAAGGTCCAGTTCGACAACACTGCAACAGCCGGTAATACAGCAATGCTTTTGTATGACGTTGATAACGCCACGGTTGAGCGCGTCACCGTTGGCGCTGCCGATTCCGGCGGGTCTGGATACAAGGTCTTGAGGATTCCGAATTAGCCATGAGACTAGGCGACGCACAGCGCGAATTTGCGTGGCATGTGTCCTGCTTGATTCAGCATATCTGGGCCTATGACGGTGGTATCTACACCTGCACTCTGGGTGACGCTTATCGCGACCCAAGGGCGTTCGGCAAGATGGGCGAGCAGGGACCATACGGGCGCCCTATGAGCGCCCACAAGCAGCGTCTAGCAATAGACCTAAACCTTTACAAAGACTTCCAGTACCAAACCACGACAAAGGCACACGAGCCTTTTGGTCAGTATTGGGAGGCACTACACCCAGACAATGTATGGGGTGGAGGCTTCAGGTCACCAGACGGAAATCACTACGCCCGTCGATATGGCGGCATAGCCTAGGGTAAATCACCATGAAGATGAAGCGATGCTGCGAATGTCGGCAGGAAAAGCCGCGCCCAGAGTTTCATAAAAGCAAGAGGCATGGCGGTCTAGCGCCTCGCTGCAAGGTCTGTGCGATAGCTGTTGCATCAAGGTGGTATCAAGAAAACAAAGATCGGAAGCGCGCATACGACGCAAAGCGAAGACGTGAGAAGCGGGACCTATACAGGAATGCATCGAAACGCTGGCGCGAAAACAACCCGGAGTCCAAGAGGGCAGACACCAACTCCAGGAGAAGGAGTCTGCGCAACCAGATGCCGCCATGGACCTCTCCAAAGGACATGCGGTGTTTTTATGAGCAGGCACAGCGCGTATCTGCCTGTCTTGGTTCACAGTTCCATGTTGACCACATTATCCCCATTAAGGGGCGCGGAGTTCGCGGGCTGCATGTTCCATGGAATTTGCAGGTGATCCCTGCGATACGAAATCAGATTAAGTCCAACCACTACAGCAGGCGTTACGGAGGCATAGCGTGAAAATTAACAGGGACGACGCACCACCTATCATTATTGGTGGCCGCATTCTATTGGGTCAGGCGCTTACGGGCGCGCTGAATGCTTTTGTGCTGACCTATAACTGGCTGCACCCAGAGAACCCGATGCCGGGCGAGATTGTTGGGTTCGTTGCCCAACCCTTGGTTTTCGCCGCACAGGTCTGGTACGTGAACCGTTACGGGGTGACAACGTAATGGAATCATGGTCAAAGCACTGGCATGTGATTGTCTACCTCGTCGGCCTTGTATTCGTTGGTGGCATGACATTCGCGGATAACAAAGCCCAAGAGGACGACATTAAGGCGAACAAGGTCAAGATTGAGAAGGACGCCGAAAAGGTCAAAGAGGTGGACGACCGCCTAATCCGCATTGAGGAAGCCCAGAAGAATACGGCCAAAGACGTTGACGAAATCAAGCAGGACGTTAAGGACATCCTCAAGGAACTCCGTGAGCGATGAGCTGGATAATGAAAGCCCTTACGGGGATCAAGACGTACTGGTATATCTTTCTTGGCTTCGTCGTTACGGCGGGGCTATTCCTGATCAAGTTCCTGTTTGGGCAAAACAAGCGATTGAAGCGGGAAGTGGAGACAGCCGAGGCGAGGATAGAGCACGCCAGGGAAGTTGAGGAAAAGAGAAAAGAGCACGCCAACGTATTCAAGTCCCGCAGGGCTGAGGCCAAGGCAGAGATTAAGAAGGCTGGCGTGTCGAAGGAACTCAGTGACCCGAATGACTGGTAAACGTTTCTTTACTAGGCCACTAAGAAAGGCAAGGGCGCTTTACTTTCTTAGTACACCCAATATGGGTATCAAGATACCCCAATGGGGTATTAACGGCTTGAAATTAAGCGTTCTAGTGGTCATTTTGGTCAATATAGCCGCTTGTTCAACCACTATAGTGGGCTATGAGGGTCCGTGCCCACTTCGACCTGAACTGCAACCAATCCCAGCAGAGCTACAGGTAGATATTCCACCGCACACGCTGGCCATCATTGTCGAGAACCAGTTGAAACTGAAGCAGCACATTCTGGACCTTGAGGCGCTATCCGGCTGCACTACTGAGTAGGTCGAATCCACCTATTTTATGGGCGCCCCAAAAGAAAAGGGGCCAGCGTAGCAGCGCCAGCCCCTCATATCTTTGTTTCTGACGGAAACAAGGAATTGTGGATTTCCCCACGGACCCAATAATGACACAGATTGCGGAGAATAACAACCCTAATCTCCGCATATTTTGCGCAGATTGTTCACAAAACTGACCTGTACATGATCCGTGTACAGCGTCAAAAAGTGAACAACTGACGGCCCATAGAACACCCGCTCTTGAAGCATTGCTGGCGATGCCGGGCATTGTAAGCCTGAGAATGCGGTTCGATTCCGCACGAGAGCACCATTGTGTCGTAAACAACAGCTTAAAAACACGCCCAAACCCCAAATTAGTGCTGCGGGTGGCTTAATTTCAGTCCACTAGGCGCTAGAATACCACTGTGGACATATACAGTATTCGCTCTCAGACGCCCCGAGAGCCGTTTCTAACGGACGATCTATGTAAATGACTACCGTAGCCTTTCGAGATGGAGTTATGGCCTGTGATACCCGAATGACGGGGGGGTTTATTTCGTCCGTCGCTACAAAGGTCATAGCTGGACCGGAGGCCATCGTGGGTTTTTGCGGTGATCCTATCGCGGCATATGAGGCTGCGGCGTGGCTATCTGGCGTGACGAGGGATAGGCCGAGCTGCTCAAGCAAGGATGATGTCCTGTTTCTAGTGCACCGCAGGGGTGGGCTGTTCCTGGTGGATGGTGACCTGCGAGAACTACCTATAAGGGAGAGGTACTTTGCCATTGGGTCCGGTGAGCAAGCCGCGATGGTGGCCATGCACATGGGCGCTACAGCAAAAGATGCCGTAAAGATGGCAATTCGCGTAGACGAAAACAGCGGCGGGTCGGTTAAGGAGTACACACTAGAATGAAAATCCTCAAGTCCCTTGGCCGCTCAATACTAATAGCAATTATAACCGCAGTCATTCTGTTCAATCTCATCGTTAGCGTCACGAACTACGGCCAGATGATGTTCAACGAGGGACGCCGATACGAACTCAACAAATCAGAGAGGGCCGGGGGATTCCTGCCTACGGGCGATGAAAAGGTGATAAACCTTGAGACATTTGTGGATTCCAGACACACAGGTTAGAGAGGGTGTTTGCACAGACCATATCGAAGCTCTGGGCAACTATATTGAAGAAAAGCGCTTTGAAAGGATTATCGTTGCAGGGGACTGGTGGGATATGCCAGCGACCAGCAATTTCAATAGCGCAATGGACCAAGAACAGTTACGGGTTCTTGACGACATAAACTCCGGCAACAGGGCCATGAATCGGCTTTGGAGTGCGGTAGATAAGCGAAACAAGACCGTAGCGGGCTGGAAGAAAAAGCAGTACCAGCCAGATTGCCACTTCCTCATGGGAAATCATGAGGTCCACCTGGAAAGGCTGTGGCAGAAAGACCCCAGACTTGAGGGGATTATCGGTTACGACACGCTGAACCTCGACAGGTTCAAGGTTCACGACTTCCTACAGCCCGTAGACATAGACGGGATACTGTACGCCCACTACTTCTGCAATCCCATGTCTGGTCGCCCGTGGGGCGGGATGATTGAAACCCGCATCAAGAACGTGGGGCAGTCGTTCACTCAGGGCCACGCGCAGTCATTCAAGTACGGTGAGATTGAGGTATCGAACGGCAAGCGCAGGCACGGACTGGTGGCTGGTGCTTTCTACATGCACGACGAGGACTACAAGGGACCGCAGGGTAATAACCACTGGCGGGGCGTAGTCGTCAAGAATGATGTCAGGGACGGTGAATACGACATCATGAAAATCAGCATGGACTACCTGCTGAGGAAGTACCTCTAATGGCCACCATCTCAAGGGAAGCAATAGAGTGGATGCAGGACGAACTAGAGTCTAAGACATCCCAGATTGACGAACTCGAAGAAGAACTGGCCGAAGCACTTGAGGAAAACAAAGCACTACGATTGCAGATTACTCAGTTGATGAGTGATCGGTCTTTTGTGGGGTGAATTGCTTCTAAGTGAGGCCCGGTAAATCGCATACCTAAGCCACCGTATGTTGATGTATTTCTAAGCCATTTCCGCGTAAGTCTTTGAATCATAAGCCTTGTGCAACCAATTAGGAATCTGGTGCTCTATCCGACTGAGCTACGGGCGCAGCGTTCATTTTTCTAAGGGATTCTAAGGGTTTTTCTAAGCTACTTCACCGCACTTAGCTTTCTGGCCCTCGCGTATCGGCGCATTAAGCCGAGGCCCGTCTTGTGGTCTGATTCGGCCTTGGCCCTCAAATCGTGGAACCTCCAATCTATCCCCGTCGCCTTCTTAAGCCGCCCCATGGCGCTTGTCACGGCCTCCTTACTGAAGTGCTGGCCACGTTCGTTCGTAAACACATAATTGCACTTCGACCGCTCCAATGCCCTTCTGACAACCTTCCTCAGTGATTCCGACCAAAGCCGTATTTCGTGCTTCCCATCCTTTGACTGAATAACCTTTAGACCATCAGCCGTGATGTTGTCCTTTGTCAGGTTCCTAAGATCCTTCTGCCTGAATCCCGTCAGGTATGCCGCCCATATCAAGTGACGTAATCCCGGATTGGCGCTACGCATTGCCAGCCTCAGCGACTCGTTGTCTATGTAGTAGGTTCGCGGTGACTCCGTGTTCCGGCGCACCCCGTAGCAGGGATTGAACTTACAGGCCCTTATCCTCATGCCGTGGTTGTAGATGCTGGATAGAATGGCTACCTCACGATTGCCGCAGGCCGCGTGTCCGTCCCTTTCCCGCATTTCCAGGTAGCAGGCAATATCCTGACTGGTTAGATCGTCAGGGTGCATGTGCCCGAAGTGCTTACGGATTCTGGCGTCTATCGAGCGCATATACTCGCGCTGACTGCTCGGTTTAAGCTTTGCCAGCCTAACGGCAATATAATCGTCAATAACCTTGTCGAGCGTATCAACGCCCTTGCGCAGGATCTTCCAGACCTCACCCACTATCACTTCTTCAGGGGCGTCAGCGGGGCATAGCCGCGTCCATTTGTTCTTGTGGACGTAGTAGAGGGACTTACCCTTGCGGTGTACCTTGGGTGGTAGCCTCATCCTATATGCCAGTTGGGTTCCGTCTTGCGACCCCGCATTATAGCCATGTTGAGCGCCTCATTCGTCGTGCAGGGGCGATTGTCGGCGTCAAGTATATACAAGATACCCTTATCTTGGCACCACTTCTTAACGTGGCTTGGCCGCTTTCTGTGTGACAGTTCGGCTAGTTTTTCAAACGGAATTGTCAATCTTCACACTCACACTTGACCTTGACGTATTCACCGTCAATCAACCGATAGCGGGGCTTTTCTGGTAGCTTGCGGTAGCATGTCGGACAGCGCTTTTCCTCAGTATCGACTACCACGGACCTCACAATTATCATCGGAGGCTCCCAATCTTGGGCGCAATCCACGCAAACCACTCGCCCATCCCAATCCGGATCGCCAGATCCCGTTCCAGTCACAATATCTTTACCGCAACCCCAGCAAGTAACGGCATTGGTGAACTCGGGAACATCAAACCACGGTTTAGGCATTACGATTCCTCCTGCTTATCGGCGACTGAATCCTGATCGGCCCGGACTGTGGTCATTCCACCACCCTTAATTTAGCGCCCTCTGGTGTATTTATTGAGAACGCCGCATATCGTGGGACTGGCCTCGACCTGAACTCTGCCAAAACAACTCCGTCACTTATCGCCTTGGATACCGGAACAACAAATCGAAAGGACAGAGACTCATCTATTTCGCCTTCCATCATTCCTCGCTCGCACTCGTATTGCAGTTCCTTTAGTAGCCTTTCGATGCGATCCATCCTGAAGTTGTCGCCCATCTACTGCCCCTCTCGGTCTGTGTCCAGTACGCCTGAATCAACGATGCACCTGATTGTGTTTAGGGTGCGGTCTGAGTTCTGTACTCGCTGGGGGAAGCCATCATCAATACGATTGCTGTGAATAATGGCCATGCCGTGCCCGTCATGCAGAATCCAATAACCCTCAAGAGCATCCACCTGCCTCACCAGTTGCGCTGCTAGGGCGTCTAGGTAGTATTGTGGAAAGTCATTTTTGGTAACGTAGGTGAACTTTCCGTTGGGTAGAGTCAATTGACCCTCGGCTAAATCCCACCCATCAGCCAATTCCACGGCCTTGCGTATGTAGTCGGTGTCATTCATTGTCCAGTACCCTTAATGCAGCGCGAGCGTAGTCACCTATTTTGTATTCTTGAACAAAGTGCCAAAGATTCTGAGTTGGTAGCGCCTTGACAAAAGCATCCCAATCAATCGCATCAGTCCTTACCCACTCCAAAACAGCATAGTCATCATTGGCGTCTGTGAGGGGGTCGGGTAGATACTCAGTGTGGCGACATTCCTCTTGTCGATGTTCTGGCGCATCATTGAACCATCGGTCAGGGGTATGATCCAATCGCTTCCACCCCATCGCTTCAGCTAACCTGATTCTGTCATTCATCCTCGTGCCCTTCCGAGTCAGAATTCAACAGCCGCGCAATTCGATCAGCATCTTCTTCTGTATAGCACTCGCATACCGCGCTGAACTTCGCGTATTTATCGGTGCTCTCTGTGTCCATTACCGAGTATTCAAAGCAGCAATGCCCTGAAACCGATCCTTTTTCGACTTTGTATCTCATGTCTTTAGTCCTGTTTGGTCTCTGGACCGACCGCCAAAGTATTTGTTGGCCGCCGCAATTTGTCGTTTAACTCGACAACACTTGATTAAGTCTTCTGATTTCACACTCAGAATGCCGGGTCCGCTAATGGTCTGCTTCACGGGACAGTCTTCGCATTTCTCTTTCATGTCTGCTGCTGTCGTGCGTCTGCGTCAAACATCGCGCTTGCTGCCCCCGCTTCTGACTATGGTCGTTTGCCTTTGATCGGCAGCGGCACTCTGGTCCCGTCCTCCGGCCAGCATAGCTGCCCTGAATCCCATCCACGTGCTTTCGTAAACGCCGTGGATGTGCGGCTCACCAACATCCTTCCACGCGCGCCAGAACGCATCTACAGCCTCATGTGAGTGTTCAATTTGAAAGAATGGCCCCCTTGCTTTGGGGTTCCTTGGGTCTTCGTAACAGCACTCCCCTTTATGCTCATAAGGCAGGGTGCAGGCAGCCCAACCGCCAACCATCGACAACCGCCTCGTACACCTTTTGTCCTGCTGCTTTGAGTCGGCAGGCTCGTCAGACTCGCTACAGTCAACAGAATGGCCGTCGAATGTGTCGTGCCCACCACCGCAATCGCACCGCTGACTACCTGAAGCAGATGCGCGCTCCACCATTTGACGAATTTGCGGCCAGCCAATAGCACCATTTGCTTTGCCACGACGTAGCAATTCTTCGGTCAGATCAATTAGTCGAGATTCTGCATCGACAGCCGCCCCCTTGT